ATATTTAACTTTATTAGGCAAACGTTTGCGATCGCTTTATAAAACAACATTTTTAAGTAAATATTTCGGTAGGTGTAAATATCAACATTTCGTGGTTTCAGGCGTTCCATAATGCTGCTATCCCCATGCTAAACAACCAACCGTTATAGCTTTAACGTGTAGATGCGTTGAAGTTCAATTCCCTTGATATATATGTTTATACACATTAAAGACGTTTTGACCCGTAGGGTCCCCCCGAACGTGGGGGTTAGGGGGAGGCGGCGTAAGGAGAATAAGAAACAGATGGCTCTTCCTTTAGGAAGAGGGGGTAGTGGGTAAGGCAGAGATGGTAAAAATATGTTAGAAGTAATAGAAAATTTAGGATTTGCATTTATATCATTTATTGGTATAATGTTATTAGTATTATTAATTAAATAACTAACATAAAAATTATGTTACAAAATCCAAGAGTTACCTTACTTGGCAAAGTTAAGCAATTAGAATTTCGTAGTTTTAAGGGTAGAGATGGCGAAGATATACCCTTGTTATATGCTTATATTGAACAGGAGAATTGTATTTCATTAGCTGAAGTACAAATTAAACCAGTAAATGCTTTAATTGGTTTTTGTTTAATTGGTTTTTTAGGCGACTGACCTTTTTTAGCTCCGTATTTCATTAAATTATTTTTTTCCCCATTGCCATTCTTTTATGTTCATTAACTGAACCACCATTTTTTAGTGCCATTCCCATTCCTTGTTGAGCTATTCCGCCTCCTCTTAAAGCTAGTCCCATTCCTCTAGTAGCTATTCCACCACCACGTTTTTTTTCAATACCGAATCCTTTAGTTGCTTGACCATCACTCATTCCACCCATAGCCATTTTAGATTTTCCAGCTTCAGATAATGCGATTGCAATAGCTTGTTTTCTATTTTTAACTACTGGACCTTTTTTTCCGCTGTGAAGTTTTCCAGCTTTGAATTCTCTCATTACTTTTCCAACTTTTTTTTGTGATTTTGACATTTTTTTAGCCATTTTTTATTCCTTTTTTTGAGCAGGTTTACTTAAATCTTGTTTAAGTTTAGTTTCCTGCAAATTTAATCTCTTTTTTCCTAGTTCTTCATTTAAATTAAGTTTGTCCTCTTGTAAAGTCTGCTGTGCACTGAATCTATTTCTCTCAAAGTCCATTTTTTTAGACTCTTCGACAGATTTTCTTTGAATATCCATAGCTTTTAAGTCTAATTCACGTTGTTTTAGACCAATTAATGGATCTTGACCTTTCTGAGCATCAAAAGCAGTCTCCATTTGAGCTAGTTCTTGTGTCATTTTTGCTTCTCTACGTGCAACTTCATTATCAAATTCAATTTGGAACGCTTCTTCATCAGATTGTTGCAGTTGTAACATCTGAGAATTCTGTTGAAAGTCAGTTAAAACTTGTTGTTTAATTTTTAAACTAACGTGTTCCATTAAATGACCTTGTAATAATGCATAAACTTGAGGATTAATCTGTACCATTCTACTCATCATGAAAGCCATGTGCGTTGCAATGTGTGCATCATGATCTTGTTGAGGAAATGCTTTAGGTAACACTAATTGTAATGCGCCTGTGTTTTCAATTGCAGGATCTAATGGTCGTGGTGGTTCAGGTGGTGGTTTTAGAATTCCATTAATATTTTTTACTCCTAATGCTTCATACATACGTCTAAATGCTTCGTGTATATTATGCATTTGTGGAGCAGATTGCGCTAATTGTAATTCTGATTGAGCAACTTGTATTCTCTGAGTCATTGAAAATATATCAGGATCAGCAACTGGTATTACATCAACTCGTTTATCAAAATCCTGTGCTTTAATTGTTCTTGATCCACCGTATACATCATATGGATATTCTGGTGGTAAATAATCTGCAAATAATTGTGCTAACAATTTAAATTCTTGCTTCATAGCATAGTAGCATCGTTTATGGATCGCGGACATAACCTTTGATCCTCGCTCTAATAAAGCCATTGTAGTACCGACAGGTGCTTGTTGGTTCATATCACCTACTTGCATGTCAGCAATTGAAGCAAATCGTTTTCCAGCATCAACGCAATATCCTAATAATTGAAATAATGTAGCTGATGGTTCTTTGAATGGTAGTAATTGAAATTGATCTTTAATATTTCCTCCAGGAGCATCTACATCTCTGAATTCTCCTGGTTGTAATGGTTCAGAGTCATCTCTGATTCTCATTCCTCTAGATTTAAATCCAGCAGGTAAATTAGATAAAGTTCCAGCATCTAATAGTTGTCTAAGAGCAGAAGTAGCAGTTCTTGATAAACCACCAATCATGTGAATTAAACCAAATCCGTAAAATCCAAGTCCTGGTAAAAATTTAAAATGTATAAAATAATTTTTTCTTTTTTTTAATGGATCTTCAGGAGAATAGTTTCTGTAAATAGATAATACTTGTTGTGAATCTTCGTCAATTGTAACTATGTAAGGAACTTTAATTCCACCTTCCTCTTCAAATCCTGTAATATCTAAATAAGTATGTACTTCAATTAAGTTATACATATCTTCAGCAGTCTCTGGCGTAGCTGATATTCCTTCTAATTCATTAACTTTTTCTTTAGCATCATTTTGAGCATAAAAAGGTTTAGGTAATTCTATGTCTAAATACATTTTAGACATTTGCATTTTTTTAAGATCATTTTCATTCATCTTAACAATTTGAGTTATTCTTTGTGCATCTTGTAAATCAGATGCATTATACGGAACAACTAAATCTTCTGCTGGAACAAATTTAGAAACAGCTCTTTGCATTATTTCATCGTAATAAACTTTTTTAAATGCAGATCCAGCTAGTGGTAAATAAAATAACATTTGATCAAAGTCTGGTGTGTATTCTTCCATTTGATCCATTAACATATAATTCATGAAATCTTTTACTCTAGAAGCTTGTTCTAGTTTTTCTTCTGTCTCAACTCCAAGTACTTCTGTTCTTACTGGACCAGAGCTTGGTAATAATTCTTTAATGGCTTGTGCTTGAAATTGTGTAACTGATTCAGCAAGTAATGGATGTGTAACTCCTGATGCACCGATAAACGGTCTAGTCAATGATTGATATTTAAATCCTAATAAATCTAAACCTTTAACATATCCTTGAACCCAATCGTCTCTGGAAGTTCTGTCATAATTAACTTCTGTTACTAATTGACTTCCAATTTTTTTTAATTCTTTCTCGTCTATTTTTTCAGCAAGGTTTATATAAAAATCTTCTTGTTCGTTTTCTTCAGGCAAAGGCTCACCAGCGATGACATTGTTATCCTCATCGACTACCGTAGTTACATCTTCTGGTGACATAGCACCTGTTGATTGATCTATCTCTAATTCGTCTTCAGCCATATTAAAATAATTTTGTTGTTTTAGATCTTGCTTTTTTTTGACCTCTAGATACTATACCACCTTCTTTAAAACTTACACCATATTTTTTTCTAACACCTTCAATACCTTGTCCTGCTTCTTGAGTAGCGCCTAATTTTTCTTGAACTGCTGTTTGTGCAACTGTTCCTTTATTTATATAATCTGTTATAAATTTATCAAACATTAAAATAATGGTGCAAAGAACTCTCTTTTTGCTTTAACCAATCCTCCGTATCTATATCCTTTAGCAGGTGTTTTTTTCATTCCTTGTGTATCTATTACTATACTCCAGACGAAATTACTAGGATCATTGTTATCAATAATGTCCTGTTTATTAAGTCCTCGTTCATATGGCTCTAATTGAGAAAACATTTCATCTCTTTCAAGTTTAGATTTAAATGCATATGCAGGTTTTCCCTCACTTGTTATTTTGTATGGTTTAGCAGGATCTGTTAAAAACACTCTTTTAACTTCTATTTTTCCACCCATTTCTTTAACAATATCCTTAGCTGCTTTTGGCAATACTGCGTCTCCTGCTAATTCTCCAGGATACCAACCTTCTTGTGGTTCTGGCCCATCTTTTTTAGCTGTATTTTTTCTGTACTTACCAAAACCTTCTGGTCCACCTAAAAATGTTTTTTGTTCATTTTTTTTTAATGCTGGATTCTTAGGAGCAAATTTACCAGACAAATCTCCATTACCTAATCCGTAAAATTGTTCAATTTTAAATTTAGTATTAACTTGTAATTGATGAAATTCTGCAGGAGCTAATGCAACAAAACGTTTGCCTTCTCTTTGAGCAGAGTTGACTAAACTTTTTAGCCCAAGTTTTGTCCAAGTGCTTTCTCTTCCCATTGGAAAATAATCATATGCATTTTTTCTAGTATCAAATAAATCTCCCCCATAATGTCTTTCTACTTGTTGTGTTAAAGATAGATTATCTGCTGGTCTAGACATTGATTTCATTTCTAATATTTTTAAATCTGTTTTACGTTTAATGAATGCTGACATCTCATCGTTAGTTAATGGAGTTTTTGCATGTTTATCAGAATACATTTTAAGATCATCTAATATAGCCTGCTTTTCTCTTTTATTTACTTCTGTTTGTATTTTAGTTGCGTATGGATTGTTTCTAACCATTTTATCAGAAGTTATTTTAACTGGATCTGATCCCGGAATATTAGTAGCTCTTCTTTCAGCATCGTTTAATCTTTTAAATCCTTTACTAATAGTCTGGTGTGGATCTGATTGCATTTCAAATACAAAAAAAGTATCTCCGAATTGATTTACTCCTCTCGTATCATACCTTGTAAAAGCAACTGGATTTGGTTCATTAAAGTGAACACTCCAAACTCTTTTTGCGTCCGAGTTATCTGGTATTGGATTGTCCATATAGATTATTTTTTCTCTGTAATCATATCCTCCTGGAGGAGCATTACCAGAATGTCTTGGTCTTGGAACTATTTTTTCTAATTTAATTGCATCTTCATTCATTTTTGCAAACGAAGAATAATCATCCGCTAATGTTCTAAATACTTGTGCTTGATTTTGAGGAAGAGTAGCAGCTATTTCATTTAACTTTGACGCCAGATCTCTATATTGTTTCGGATCTGCTGTAACTAAATTTCTTGCCACTCTAGCATTAACACTAGAGATAGAATCTAATGATTCCATTAATTTATTATATGGAGCTCTGTCTGCAACGTTTGTTACTTGAAATATTTTTTCATTAAGAATTTTTTTAGCTTCATTATTCAATATATTAACATTAGGAAGTTTATCCGTTAAAAAATTTTCTTTAATAGGATATTCGTAATCTTTAACTTTCATACTAAACGCTGGATTTGTTTCAATCGATGCTAGTATTTCTTGTTTAGTAATTACTGAGTTAGGATTATCTTTTAAAATAGTATATAATTCTCCACCAATAGGTTCTCCTTTTGCATTTAGTATTAATAAACCAGCATCTTCTAATTCTTCTGCCTTCACTCCTTTTTGCCTTGCATTAGCTAAAAAGCCTATCCATTGTTGAGGGGTAGCCTTTGCCATATTAGAAGCGGCTATAATATCATACGATTCGGATCCTAAAAATTCTCTAACATTTTTTTGTTTCTCTCCTAAATTCTTAATTGTACCTTGTCCAAATGTATATGGTTCGTTGGCCGTGGTTATTAATTGACCTTTAGTTGATTTATTTTTAGCTTCTTCGAATTGAGTAATTATATTTTGTTTTTCTTGTTTTGAAACGTTATATGCAGCGGCTGCTTCTTTTTCTGTTCTTGTTGTAGCAACTTCTCTATTAAAAACATTATCAAGATTATTTCCTAAAAGAGATTGTCTTTCAGTTTGCGAAAGATTTTCATACTCTCTGATATTATCTGCATATGTAGTTCTTCTGTACTCTGGTAGATTTCTAACAAATGTTGAAAAAAGACGATCATTCGTTAACAATCCTTCATGTAAAGATTGTGCGACATCTGTTGTTGCACGACCTTCAGTTCTAACTACAGCTTCCTCTGCTTTAGCTCCTGGTCCAAATGCTTCAAAAGCTTTTTGTAAACCACGATTCACGAGCCGTGTTCCGTAGCCCACGATTGGAATAGCGCCTAATATACCAAGACCAACACCGGCTCCTTGAGCAACCATTTTTAATTTATCAGGATTACCAGATAAAACATTCTCTACTAAATTTTTTGCTTCGTCTTGTGCGTATTGTAGGGATCTTATTTCACCGACCACGGGCGACACATCGTAGCCAACGGACGCTATGCCAGATAAAAGTTTTTGTTTATTCTTTTCAAACTGTTCGGCAGTTAATTTTTCTTGCTGTTCATTCAGAGATGTATCTGGATCTACTATTGGATAATAGTCGTAATTCTGGACAGCCATGTTAGTAATACTTAGTTACTTTTCTACGATCTTTTAAAACTTTTCCACATCCTTTTGCAATGCCACCTTTTCTAAAATTATATGATCCACCAATACCAATAAATTCTTTACCGACATCCACTCCTAAACTTCCTTGACCTTCGTTAAATGTTTTTCCAAATCCTACTTGTTTGTCCTTACCAGATCCAATTTTAGCATATCCGTACGTACCATCTTCTGGATTGTTTTTTCCTACAAATAAAAATGGTTTATCTTTTTCTTCTGGATTGATTGATTTACTGAACCCTGATCCGACGTCCACCGGCCCTATTTTAGTAGTATAAATTCTATTATCAGAAGTTTTATCTACAATTTGTTTAACAGCTTCTTTTACTTCTTTTTTAATTTTACCCATAATAAATATATTCCCCTGGCAGCCTTGGCTGAGGCTCTTCTACAAAATCATGTTGAGCACTGATAAAGTTGCCTTCCCTATATCTTAACACAGCTTGGGTAGTGCTGTCGACAAGGTCATCATGATCTCCATTAGGGAATGATGCACATTCTTCAATAACTTCTAAAGCAAATTGTTTTCCTTCAGGGTAATAAACCATTCCTGATGCAAAGACAGGGGAACATGCGTTAACACGAGAATGCTTATCCCTTCCTCGACCAGGGACGAAATCTATTACTGGAATACCTGTTCTACGTAATTCTTGTATTAATGGCATACCAGATGCTTTTGCTTCAATGACCACGGACTCTGGCTTCCAATAGTTATATTGTTCTAATGCAATTGATTTCAATTCAGGAAATTCATAACGACCACGAAGAGCATCTAATAAAATTAAACTAGGTGGTGAATCTTCGTTAGGTCTAAATATTCCCCATGTTGTAATAGCTGAATAGTCTGCGGTTTCTTTTTTACTAAATGCAGTATCATAACTTTGAATTATGTATTCTAAATTTGGTATAGGACCTTTCCAAGGAATCCACCATTCTCTTTTGATCAACGCACCTTCTTCCGCAGTTGGATTTTGCATATACTGTGCATTCCATCTTTGAGGAGGTATAGATGCTTTAACAGATTCTAATTCTTCAACTTTCCAATATTCTGGCCATACTGGTTTTCCAGATTCTAATATAGCTGGAAATTGTATTACCTCCCAGTTATCAGCTTTCTCATTTACTTGTG